TACGATTTCAGAGGTGAACACTGCTTTTATGAAATTTGTTTCTACTGCTGGTATAGCTCCTGTTGGGAGTGTTATCACTCCAACGGTTGAGAGGGTTTCTTCGACTAGTTTCAAGGTAATCGTGAATGATAACACTTTAGAAATGACGGTGTATTTTAGCTAATGCCTATACAAAATCAACAAGGCGGAGAGGTTGGTCCTCTTAAAGTTCAAGATTTTTCTGGAGGGATAACGGATAATTTCGTTGATGCTCCGATGAATCAATTTCAGAGAGCCCAGAATTTTCTAATCACAGACAATAAAAAGCTAAACACAAGACCCGGAACAGTTATCAGGGATACATCGTACCCACAGACCCCGGCTGGTAATGTCAGGATCTCGGGTTACATGCGAACTGAGGATAAGTTTTTCGAAGTCGCGGGTGGAAGATTTTTCAGTGATGGCGTCGAGCTTCTTGGCCCTTCAGGCGCTTCAGTATTTCCAAGTGATAGTAACAGCTCTCTTTTTGCGCATTCCAATTTTGACAAAACGTACATAGTTACAAGCTCTGAATTTGGTAGCCCTAAGAAGATATTCCCAGATGTAAATGGGGATTATCAGGTTAGAAACGCAGGGCTTCCAGGAGTTGATCTTACGTCTCTAATCACACTGGCGAATGAGATAAAGACTAAGTTTAATGCCCACGTACTGGATGCACTTCAGCATACAGGTCCAGGTGGGGCTGATGTTGGAAACAGTGTTTCAACTGGTGACGCAACTAATTTTTCTTCTCTTTTGGATTTAACAAATGCGCTTACTGATAAATATACAGCGCATATAGTAGATGCGTTATTAGTATCTCCGGATCACCATACTGCTACCGGAAGTGACTATTCGCTATCTTCAACAACGGAAGTAAAAACGCTAAGCGAAGTATCTACGCGTCTTTTAGACATAAGAACAAAATACAACACTCACAACCTAGACGTTGTGGCCCACGCAGTTTTCATAAGTCATCAAGCAGACACAGCACTTACCATACAGCCTGTTATCTCTGGTGCGGCTGGCACTAACCAGTATATTTATGCAATCGTTGCTTTTTATGAGTACAACGTTGCGACTATTGTTTTCCAGGATTTTGGTCCTGCGGATGAGCAATTAGTGACAGCCGTTGATGCGCCTGATGTGAGTCCGATAACAATCTCAGATATTCCAGTCATATCTAATGGAACGACTGAGAGCTACGACACGGCGAACATTAAGTGGGTTGTGTACAGGTCTGAGAACTTAGGCACAGTTTTGTACGAAGTAGGTCGCATAGATAATGGGGTAACTAGCTTTGTCGATAATAGAAGTGATAGTGATATTGTTTCTAGCAACTTGCCTATTTATACTACTGGAGGTGTCCTAAATAACGACGTTCCTCCAGAGGCGAAATACAACGTCACTGTAAATGATATTACATGGTACGGACATGTTAGAGAAGGTTCTGAGATTCGCGGGAACCGTCTTTACCAATCTATAAAATTCGATCCAGATTCTGTACCTATCACCTTTTACGAAGATTTCGAGGATGAGATCATTGGTCTTGGTTCGGTTAATATCTACCCGATTGTTTTTTGTAATAATCGTATTTTCAGGTTGGAAGGTTTCTTAGATGAGACTGGAGATGGGTTTATCACAAAGCGAGAAATTTCAAGGACTCGCGGATCGGTAAATCACAATAGCATTGTTAACGTGACTATACCTGCCACAGGAACAGAGGGGCTTGTGTTTGCCAGCTCTGACGGTTTTTACTTCACCGATGGTTTTAACCTGATGAAGGTTTCAGATTTATTTGATAAGCGGTACAAGACCCTAATCCGAACGGATGCCCAGCGCAGTAACATATACGGCGAATATGACGGGTTAAATGACAGGGTGTACTGGGCGGTTACTCAGGACGTTTCGGCAAATTCTGAGAACGACAGGTTTTATGTTTTTGACATGGATTTTGGTGTGAAGAGTGACGGGGCTTTCACGACAATAGTTCCTGATTCAAAGTCATGGTCTCCCACGGCTATTTCGTTTGATAATAACGGCGACTTGGTTATAGGTGACAGGCGTGGATTTTCTTTCAAGTTTAAGGATAACGAGCTGACCGATCCTAGGATTGACCTTCTGGAGTCTGATGTAACTCAGTGGCGGACTAGGCCAATTATTTGGGATTATATTTCTGTTGCGACAAACGGTGGCGATCCGAATATTCGTAAGTGGTTAAACCTCTTAATCATCAACATGGAAAACAGTACGAATATTAGTCTGTCCCCACAGTTTGACCGTGAGAATTCTGGGAATTTCTCAGAGATAAAAGAGATTCGCTTAAGGGAGAGTATCACCTGGGGGGATTATTCTGTTCTCTGGCAGGACTCAACTCCTGGTCAGGTTCCTGTTTACCCATGGGACACGTTCCCTTTTATTGCTCAGAAGAGGCGTTTTGTGTCGGGTAGGCTTCGGGTTAACTATCTAACCATTAGGCTTACCAATTCAGAGACGATCATCACTAATAGTGACACATTAGGGCTCGCGGCTGTGTCTGGGGGCGACACGGTAACACTTTCTCCTGCAACTGGGCCAGAGGTGTGGCCAGAAGACATCACAGACTATATGTTTGCATTTGAGGTAGATGGATACATGCAAACATACCGCGTAGCGACACGTAACTCAGATACTGAGGTTACGGTTTTTGGGACTCCTCCTGCGGGCGCCTCTCAGAAGTGGCATTTGCTAGGCGTGCAACAGGGCGAGGCTTTCAACATGGTTGATTACTCGGTTAACTGGCAGCCGCTCACGCCGAGTTTTGTACCATACCGCGCATCCTCGTCAGGAGCTAATGGGTAATGTCATCAGGGGATGTAAAGTGCAGGCCACCAACTTTTCAGTTGGAGTTAATGCGTCACGACCCAGTGATGAGAGAGAGCTTCCAGAAGCTATCGGATTGGCTGTGCAAGGATTTACCAGAGCTTCTAACGGATCTTAGGACGACAATTACGATTAACGACTCACCTCCTACGTTGGTGAGAGATTGCGTTTGTGACGCTTCTGTTTATCCGGGTGCTGTGGTTAGGAATAATAACGGTATTTGCGTGAATGCACTAGCGACGACAGAGGCGAATTCAAGGGCGCTTGGGATTGTTATTTCAAAATCATCATCGACGAGTTGTCTTGTTGTTCTAAATGGTAGGACTGGGGATGTTTTCACAGGGCTTAATCAGGACAAGGATTATTATCTAAGCCCAACGGTTCCTGGTGGGATACAGGTTGTTATCCCTAACGGGTCTGGGCATTTCATATCTTTGATTGGTAGGTCGCTTTCTACTAAGAGCCTAGATGTGAATATTGGCCTAAGGATGCAAAGAGCGTAATGGAAGACATTGTAGACACAGGTATTTATATATCGTCAGAAGACTACTGGAAGTGGCGCCTTACGATTGAAGAGCAGGGCCATGCTGGTACTAGAGTAAAGCTATGCCAGAGGGACGTTAAAATTAAGGAGTTAGAGAGGTCTATTGAGGTCTTCAAATTCCAATCTGCGAACAGGGAACACGATAAAGCGAAAGACGAATACATTAAAATTAAAAAGGAAATAGAGGGGAAGATCGGATTACCTTTAAATGATGTTATTATTGATGAGCACACTTTCGAGGTGCGACAAATAAAGAACATGGAAAAGGGAGAATAAAAAATGGCACAGATTCTACTACTAAAAATTTCCTCAGACGGAGTTCCGCTTGAGATGGATAGCGCAGCTGATGAGATAACTCTTCTCAGTGGTCAATTCGGCAACATGAAACTAGCTGGTAACTCGCTTACCTCCGAGGATACCAACGGTGATATCAACATCGAGCCAAACGGAACTGGCGACGCTATCATGCAGGGCCTGACCTATCCATCGGTTGATGGAAGCGTTGGTGAGGCAATTATCACTGACGGTGCTGGTAACCTTTCATTCGGACCGGCAAGTGCTGGTTTTGTTTGCAATGGTTATACAGCCGACGAAGCATTGGCGATCAATGACGCTGTTTACATATCGGCTGCAGACAACGTTTCAAAGGCTGATGTTTCCGGAGCTGGCGCAGCCTCTCGTGTGATGGGTTTTGCCAAAACCGCAGCATCCGACACTGACCCAGTTGATATTTGTTCGGAGGGGGTACACTCAAACTTCTCTGGACTAACGGCAGGCGCTCGTTACTTTGCAAACCCAGCGGTCGCTGGCGGAATTACCACAACGACACCTTCCGGAACCGGGAACACGATTGTCCAAGTTGGTTATGCGAAAAGCGCTACCCAGCTTCACATTCACATTGAACAGCTTGGAAGGCGCGCATAATTGGCAGTTGATAAGGTAAAACCTCTCAAGATTGAAAGTGCCTCGACTGGGGGAACAGAAGACGACATGTTCCCCCACGAGGCGGACCCCGCAGAGGACTATCTGTCTGCGCGGGGTCTTGCTTTCAAGAATCAAGATACGACGCTGATAGACACCGATGGTTCTGACAACATCCAATTCACAGATCCGGTAGTTGGGGTAAAGACGGTGGATCAAGTGCGTTCGACCGTGCGCGTGACCTCAAATGACACAACCCCAAACAGCCTACTTGCAAAACTTGTTTCAGGCGCTGGCGTTACTATTGCTGAGGTGAATGACGGTGGAAATGAACAAATATCTATTTCGTCACTTTTCGGAACGGATTTTTTCAGTAACGAATCAGACGCTATAAGCACGACGACAAACATTGTCTATCAAGAAAAGCTAAAGCTAAGCGTGAATCTTACGGCGGCTGGGGACTATCTGCTTTTTTGGTTTTTCTCGACAAAAAACCCGAACGGAAACTCTAAGGAAATGCAGACCAGAGTAGAGCTGGATGACACAACAACTCTAACTGAAGCCATAACCAGGGATACAAAAGACGAGTGGGTGCCAACCACAGGGTTCGACCTTATTGCGTTAACGTCAGGCGTACACACTTTTGATATTGATTTTAGAGAGATAGCAGATCTCGCGTCTATTAGGCGCGCCAGGCTTGCGATTTGGAGAATTAGCTAATGGCAGCAACGAAGTACACTTATTCAATCGCATCGGACACTTTGAACGGGGCTGTCTTTGCTACCACAATTAAGAAAACAATTTTAGAATCTTCGATTGTCACAGCTTTTGATTACATCCTAACTAATGGTGACGTCTTGGATGTTTGGTTTAAGTCATCTATTTCCGCTGGTGATGAAACTACTTTAGGGTCTATTATTTCAGCCCACAACGGGGTTGACACAGGTACGTCTGATGACCCCTCTCTTCCGAACGGATCTATCGACGAGCGGTTTTATAAGCAAGTTCCTTTGCTTTCAACTGAGACAAAAGACTTTGTTCCGCCAGCTGGGAAGGAAATACATTTTCATAAGCTAGGCGGATCAGGTGGGCTTTCAACGGACATTCGTGTCGAGATAATTTGGGACCCTGACGGATCTAATGAGATCTTGTTTTCCACGCACAGTTCTATTGAAGAAAGCACAACAATAATTCGCGCAGGGAACGGGACAAAGAAATGCAGAATAAGGCTTATAAATGATACTAGCTTGAGCGCAACATTTGGGGCGCATTACGTGTACACGTTGGTTTAAAAAATGAGTGAAAACAAAAAAGACAAGTTAGGCAAAACAAAAATAGCGACTGGTAATTTCGACCGAGTGACAATCGACGTCATCCCACCAGGACAAACGTGGGTCATTGTTACCTATGGCGCTGGGGACATTGGGACAGGTGACGCCATGTCTTCAGTTTATTGGCTTGAGTGGGCAGGTGTTCCTATTGCTGATTCATTGATTGTTGTAACTGGCGCATTGATGGCACGCTCAGGCCCCTGGGAACTTGTGGGGGACGGGGTCAAGAAGCTTGAGATTTACCGAGAAAAGACATCAAAAGATAGTAAAGACATGCCTTGGTGGATCAGGATGTATAAAAGGGCATAGAGTTACAGTGTGAAGAGTAGAAAATTTTGATAAAATATAGCTTGGGGTAGCAAAATATGGCTGAATTTTTCACATTAGCTCAGATCAGGACAAAGCTTCAGCGGGACCTTGATCTGGAGCAAGAGCAGTTTGTCACTGCCGACGAGCTTACGGGCTACGTGAATGAAGCTATCGACGACGCTGAGGCTATTATCCATGGTCTTTATGCTGATTATTTCCTGACAAAAGACACGTTAAACATAGTCTCTGGGACGTCTTCGTATGCGCTGCCAAGTAACATTTATGCTAATAAAATCAGGCGCATACTGTACAACGACGGGGCTAACCGCTACCGCATCACAAGAATCAAAGACTTCGATATCATTCCGTTTTTAGAGGATAATGCGAGTAGCACTGACAGACTCCGTTATGTGCTCGAGAATAACTTCGCCGGAGCTGCTGGGATTGTGACTCAGTTCTACCCAACACCTTTGGTGACGGGTGGGTACATAACGCGCTGGTACATCAGAAACGCAAATCGCCTAAGTGCTGAGACAGATATTTGCGATATCCCTGAGTTTGTAAATTACGTTTTTGCTCATGTTAAGCGCAGTGTCGCTAGAAAAGAAAAGCTAGGCCAGGACATCCAACTCGCAGAGGCTCAAGTTGCAAGTGAGCATCAGTTGATGGAGGATACGCTATACGCGTTAATGCCGGATGAAGATAATCAGGTTAGAAAAGACATGAGTTATTATTCCGATTTTTATTTAGATGACGAGAATTTCTCTACTTACTAGGAGAGACAATGGGCGTAAATTTTAGACCAGTTGCAAGTATTCCAGGACAGGGACGTAGCACATCAGAGATGCGCATCGGGGAAAAGATTCGTATTCCAGGATGGCAGGAAAGCGAAGCTGCCCAAGGTAGGCTCCGAGCTGGCGGGCCGGGTTATGAAGCATTTAGCAAGTACGCCCTATCAGAGCCAGGGCAATCGCCTTGGGAAAAAATGATGATGGGTAGGCAGGCCACTGAGGAAGCAAGTGCAAGAGACCTTGCCCAGAACCAGGCTGCTGGAGCAGGGCAATCCGCATGGAGTAGAATGGCTATGCGTGGGGGCGGCGGAAGCGGCGCTCGAGAAAGAGCGCTAACGGGTCCTGATAATTTTAGAGCTATGCAGGATGTTGGTAAACAGGGAATGCTAGCTCGATCTGACATCGGTCTTCGAGGGGAAGAGCAGCGCCTTGGAATGCTAGGTCAGTTACCTGGCATGGAATACCAAAGAGAAATGGGCGCAGAGGATCTTAGAAATCGTGACTACGAAAATCTGCTTAAGCGCTTTGCTCTTATGAAAAAAGATTGGGCATCTGAATCAATGGCCAATGAAATAAAAGGATTATAAAATGTTTCAACTACTACCTTTAGCATTGTCTCTTGGCACATCCATCCTTGGTCATATCGGGAAAAAAGAATCTGCAGACCAAGCGAAAAAAACAGCCGCTATCCAAGCGAAGTATTCCCCATGGACTGGCGTGCAGGTAGACACTAGCAGAGCGGAAAGCCCGTCGCTTATGCCAGACATTTTAGCTGGACTAGGATCTGGACTTGCTATGAGCCAACAGAATAAAGAATCTGACGCTTCGGATGCCTTCCGACAACAGTACCTAAGTGCTGTAGGTGGCGGTCAGGCCGCTAAGATGGCACAGCCCACGATGAGCCAAGCTGCTTCCCCGGCAGCACAAAGCCCTTGGGCTGGTCTAGCAGGCGGCGGGGCAGCAGCAGGCATGATGATCGATCCAGCTACGGGTAAGCTTATTTACCCGCAAATGAGGAATGCTTAAAATGGCTAACGGAATTCCAGAATTCTTGCTTCCTAATGATGCGTATGAATCAGCTCAACCTGATTATATGAAAAGTTTGTACAACTACCTTGAAAAGACAAAACCTAAAAAGCAGCCAGAACAGACAAAAACGCAAGCAGCTAACGCTCCTTCTCCAGCCGCCGCTCTTGTAGCGGCGGCGCCTGAAGCCATGCAGGGCGCAGCTGCCCCAGCCCAGGAAAAACTATCAGCTGAGGAGCAGCTCTTACAAAACATGCTAAAGGGTGATCCGGAGCAAAAAGCAAGAGAAGCCGAGATGCTAGAACGCTACCTTGCTGGGGTAGATGAGCAAAAAGCTGGCTTAGGTGAATCGCAGAAGTTGCTAGATCTGTACAAAGATATGCCGGTAAAAGAGGCAGGGACAAATTACAAGCCCCTTCTTTCCCTAATCGACAGTTATGCAGGAACTGGTCTTGCAAAATCAGTTGACGACAAAAAAGGCGAAACCGCAGAACAGCGCCAGTACAAGATAGCCCAGCTCTCTGACCTTTTGGCAAAGCGGAAAGGTGACATATCAAAATCACAAGCTGATGTGCTAAAACAGTTTTCCACTAAAAGTGATCCGATGAAGGATTACTTAAGAGCAAAGGCTGTTGAGGGAACTCAAGAGAGGTTTGATAAACGCGAGTTTGCGAAGGCGGAACAAGATGTAAGCAAAGACGTGAATGACATCAATAAGTCTATGCTTGATGTAGATGCACAACTTGGTGTCGCAGAGCAGGCTCTCGCTTCTGGCCGTATTGATATGCTCACTCCTGTACTTTCTATTTTGTCTCGTCAAGTGTCTGGTGAAAAAGGCGTTCTTACCGATCGTGACGTTGAGAGAACGGTTCCAACAACAATCGCAACAGACATTGCTTCGCTAAAAGCATACCTTAC